ATAGGCTCCTGAGTGCTTGCATATGAGCAGGAACTTTAGGTTTGACTGGTTGATTCTTTTTCTCTTGAATCTTTACAGCACTAAGACCAGCAAAGATTGCTTCTTCTTGTGTTTGTTCTTTATCCAGAGCAGCGTTGGCAACTTTTGCAAATAACTCTTTTAACTCTTTGGATTTTCCCTGCATAGCAGGAATAGTGTCAGTTGCACTCCACGCCATATACGCTCCTTATAAACAAGAATAACCCCGAGAGTAACCTCGGGGTATTTGTTAACTATTATAACATAAAAATACTATTAATTCAAGATAAATTATATTTACCTGCAATAATATCTTCAACTGCTTTAGATACCTTCTTTTTGAAAGATTCTTCTGCATTCTTCATTGCAGCAAGAGAGGCAATCCTAGCTTTTTCTTCTGAACCTGTATCTTTTAGTGTCTGATTGAACACATCAATTGCAACAGCTTGTACCGCATCGCTCTTTTTAGAAGCCCATTGTGGAGGGTTTGATTTTGAATAAGGCATAATTATCCTGCATTTTCTAAGTTATTTGAACTGGTATCAGCACCGGAAGGATCAGTTGAAGTGCCCTCACCAGCTGTTTTCATACCGTCACCACTTCTAGAGGTTTTGGCAGGAATTAAAGCAGCATTAGGTTCTTCATCTTCTGGTAAACCATCTACACCGACTGATTCACGAATACGGTTTAGAACAGCACGATCAACTTCAAGTACAGAAGTACTAGCAAAACGTTGAATAGCTTTACTGAATGACTCTAAATCTTCGGTCTGGATATTGTCATAATCCATGTAACCCATTCTGGAAGTATCCCAACCATTGAGTTCGTATGTCTGACGAATTAAATCTTCATTGATTACTTGTGTAATCTTATTTAGCATAGACTCAGCAGCTGAACCAGAAAGAGTACTCTTAATTTGACCAAGTGCAAATGAACCACCACCAGTTTGACCCATAGTTAATAGATCAGCGAATAAAGAAGTAAGAATTAAGTTCTTATAGTATTCTTTAATCTTGGATGTATCCATTGCTTTGCCACCGTTAAGGCTTAGAAGCTCTAGATTAAATAAAGGTTGACGAGTATCCGCATCAAAAGCCTGTGGTAGAATCAAAGCTGATTGCTGATTGACCTGCAGGTTACGCATTACATTTTCATAGTAAGCACGAATTGCTTTTTGTTCTGGAGATGCATCGTTAGAGAGATACTGAGGTGGAAGCTTCAGAACTGGAAGACCAGCTAAATCCTTTGCTACACCGTTAGCTTCAATCTCTTCAATAACGGTTAGAAAGCGCCAAGCTAGATAGGCATCACGTAATGGAGACTTACCGAATGGATCACCTTTATGCTTACCAGCTCTAAATAGCATAATCTTGCTGCGAGGGAGCACAACAGCATTTAAACTTCGACCAGCGAAACGATTATAAGGGTCACTTACTTGAGCTAAATTTTGACGAACACCTAGGATTTCATTTCCATCATCTGAGAAAACAAAACGCTCAATAGTCTCTTGATTACGAATAGGGAGTTTTCTCCAACCAATTAGACCATCGTTATATTTAGAACCTGCAGCTTTAGTTCTTTTGCGGTATACTTTCTCATGCACTGAGAAACCAAATGTGTTTGAACTTAAAGCATCACTGATGAACTCAGACCAAGTTTGATCTTGTAAGTCTTGCATCATTTCATTGATTGCTTTTACTTGGTTAAGTTCTTCTTCTGTAGCATTATCAGGAGCTTTAAATTTCCAATCTACTTTACTAATCAGATTATCGAAAAGACTTAAAGCAGCATTGATAGTGCTATGGTAAGTCATTTGTTTGAATGTATTAATAGAAGTAGGAAAGTTCAGTTCTTTCTTTAGTTCTGTATCCGTTACACCAGCATAGATATTAAGGCCAAGATAACCACTTTCAGATAATTTAAATCGTTCAGGTGTATCGCCCATTGTAGCTTTAGTAACTGCTTGTTTTCTTGGTCTTGCCATTCAAGGCTCCTTTAATTAATAATACTTGAGAATGCAGGTAAATTTGTACTACCTGTCATATTGTCAAATGGATTAGAACCTGAGAAATCAGGTAATGTGAAATTAGGGATTGATGTATCTTTATTCAATAAAAGCATACAATCTGAACAGCAGTCTACTTGGTCATCTTTTTTCTTAGGATCACCATCAAAGATTTCAAGTTCATCAAAGAAGTCTTTATTCCAATTAGCTTTTACTACATTTACGAAACCAGCTTGAGCAATACTAGAGAAAGGAGCAAAACGAGTAATCTTGGACTTAACAGGTTTTGTAAGTCTACAACTAAAACCCATTTCAGCTAATTTACGTTGTAAGTCTTTTGCATAAGCACCAGCAGCTGCAGCAGGATCGAGTGGAATAGAAATGATTACATCTTGTCCATCTTGAATTGCAGTCTGGAAAACCAGTTTCTCAACTTCATGTACTCTGTCTCGCAAACCAACTACATCTTCAACTGTGTAGACTTTGGCTGCATCCTTGGACATTAAGACACCTCGTGTCCAGTCAGGATTTGGATATTGTTCGGATGGTTTACTAAAAGCAAAGTCCCATGCTCTGATTCGTTGACGAGCTTTACCATTGGCGTGATCTACTAAGCCTACCCATTCTCGTTTAAACAAGCCAGAAGACTCTTGACGAGCAAACCAAGACCCATCTAGCAAGCGTTCCTTTTCAACCCTTGGAAGGGACATTAAACGGCTAATATAGTCAGGTTGTGCTTTGAGCAAAGGTGGATTATCTCGGCAGGTAGCACCAATGAAAGTGAATGAGCTGATACCGGACTCATTACCGGAACCATGTACTGCTTCTGCTTCTTCTAGACTGTTGTACCATAGCATGGCATTACCTTGTCTAAAGAAGAAACGCTTATAACCTGTTTTTTCTGGAAGTGGAATACCCGTTTGAGGATCAAGATAGAAATCTTCTAACCAACTTCTTAGAAAGCTGTTATAATCCGGGTTAGTCATTAGGAACATCTGCGGTTTGTAATTCACGTAAGCATTTCGCATACGAGATAACAAATAGACGACCATTTCTTCCTCAAAGTCCGTAGCTTCATCAAAAATAACTAAACTATACTGACCACCTTTGTGATCGTACATGTTACTTGAGTGCTGCATGTGACTGAATTTTAGAAGTGCTCCATTAGGGAAGATAATTTCTAGTTCTCGTGTACGAATGCGTAGGTTTGGAAATAAAGCACTGTATAAGTTACAAGCTTCTTGCCAAACAGAACCGGGAGCTGTTAGCATCTTAGATGTTCTACGGAAAATAACTCCAGTAGCTCTAGGATGCTGCATGAATTTTAAAGCGATAAGCAGAGAGGTGTAAGTCTTACCTGAACCCGCTGCTCCACCAGCCAGAGTAATAGTAGAATCACTATTTAAAAATAACTCTTGCTTTTTAGAGGCTGGTCCAATTACAACTTGTTTCTCGTTCTGCATTTATGTCCTTACGCAGCTTTTTCTTCTTGCTCAATTACTTTGAGAGAGAATAAAGGTGCATTGTGTTGTTGAATCTCAGTTCCTTGATCATCGGCTTGCTCTTCACCGTCATAAACGTCCAGTGTAAGTCTGCGATAATTATCTAAAAGAACAGTTGCTGCTTTTAATTGATTTTGGTGACTAGCTTCTTCATTCTTCATGATTCTAGCAGCTTGCATAATAGCTTCTGCTACATGAGGTTTGATCTTACGAAGCAGCATGATTAACTCACGCTCTTTTAGTTCACGATTAGTTGGTTTATCTAGAACGCTATCCTTCTTTGGACGACCGTTGGGATTACCTGATTTGCCTTTTTCAAAAGCCATAATATTCTCCTGTTAGTCCTGAGTACCGAATTCAGGGTTAGCATTTCGTTCTAACGGCTCGACAACTCACGCATAAACTCAGTAAAGTATTTGGCAATACCTTACTCAGAGTAACCTCTGTTTTTACTTCGCCTTATGTATCGAAGGACGCCTTCTACAAGAGTAGATAACCGTTAGCGACAACGGACCTAAGGTAGGTTCATGGTGGGCACTCTAGGACTCGAACCTAGTAGTCTTTTGGACGGCGGATTTACAGTCCGCTGCAGTCACCAGTGCTGCTCAATACCCTTGTTGTTTGCTATTTGCGAATAGCGAATATGGTCCGTAATGAATGATTCGAACATTCGATATCTCGGCCCCAAACCGAGTGACTTAACCAGACTAGCCTAATTACGGATATAAAATAATATTGGTGTTTTGAGGTGCTTAAACTAGGCACGTAGACTTAATTTGCTAAATGCCACGGATTTCCCGATCCTGATCTCCAATATATTAAGATGGCGTATCCCGTAGGAGTTGAACCTACAACCTGCGGATTTGGAATCCGCTACTCTGCCAGTTGAGTTAGAGATACATGTGTTGGCAGAGGATACTGGATTTGAACCAATGATCACGGAGTCAAAGTCCGTTGCTTTAGA